CTACACCTATGACGGAGACTCGGCATACAGACCCGGAGGCTTTGAAAAAGCTGAAAACAACTGCGGCTGTCGGTGTTTACTGATGTATTCAAGGCTTTGAGCCTTAAATAAGACAGGGAAGTCTATAATCGCAGAAGTCAAGAAAAGACTTATAAAACGGAAAACGTGAGGGAACACGAAAAACGCAAGGAGGAATAGCACAATGAGTTATTTATCAGAACTGTTAGGCGATGCCTACAAAGAGGGAATGACTGAGGACGATATCTCGGCGGCACTTGAAAAGGCAAACAAGAAGGGAACGTCAGACGTTGACAAGCTGAAAGCTTCACTGACAAAGGCAAATGCCGAGGCAGCTAAGTACAAACAGCAGTTAAGGGAACGTCAGACCGATGAAGAGGCTGCAAAGTCAGCACAAGAGGAGCAGCTTAAAACTCTTATCGAACAGAATAATGAGTTAAAGCGTACACTTGACCTCTCTGAGAAAAAGTCAAAGCTTATGGGCGCAGGCTATGATGAAGAGCTTGCAGGCGTGACTGCAAAAGCTATGATTGACGGCGACATTGATACAGTCATAGCTAATCAGACAAAGTATCTTGAAGCTCAGAAAGCAGCTATCAAAACTGACCTTATGAAGCAGACCCCGAGACCTACAGAAGGTTCAGACGGTGCTAGTCCTGTAGACTATAGCAAACTCATTGAAAATGCTCTTGCAAGCGGTGACAGAGTAAGTGCGGCGGCATATACCCGAATGCAGGGGCAGGAACAGAATGTAAATTCAGACTAAGGAGGAAAAAGAAATGGCAGATGTATATGCTACAAGTTTCGGAGTGCTTAATTACTCCGGAATGCTCTTTAACAAGGGCAACACAAGAACTCCATTTTCAAGCCTTATCGGCAGCAGACCTAAGACAACTAACTATGTAGAGTTTACAACAGGTCAGGAGTACGCAACAGGCGGCGGTGAACAGCCCGAGATCTCTGAGAACGCTTCACTTATTGCCCCCGAGGCAAGAGTAGTAACAAGAACTCAGAAAACCAATGTTACACAGATCTTCCAGAAGACTGTAGGTGTATCTTATGCAAAGCAGTCTAATATGGGAACTCTGAGCGGTATCAATGTAGCTAATCAGATAGCAAACCCTGTTAGTGAACTTGACTTCCAGATAGCTGCAAAGCTTGATGAGGTCAATGCTGATATCGAGTACACATTTATCAATGGTGTATATCAGAAGGCAGCAAACGATGCTACACCTAACAAGACAAGAGGTATGGTAAACGCTATCGAATCAAACGTGCTTGCTATGGACGGTAAGCCCCTTACTATCTGGGCTGTTGCTGAAGCTAACAAGCTTGTATATGAGAGCAACGGAGAGGTGAACGGACTTGTGCTTCTCTGTGACCCGACAACTCTTATGCAGATTAACGCTGATGCGGCTGCAAATGGACTTACAGTTGTTGAAGCTTCAAGAGAGATCAACGGTATCTCGCTGAGATCGGTTATCACTCCTCTTGGTGTAGTATATCTGCTTGTTGGCAACTATCTGCCTGCCGGTACTGCACTGCTCATCAATGTAGGTGTTATCTCGCCTGTATTCCAGCCTGTTCCCGGCAAGGGCAACTTTTTCTTTGAGGAGCTTGCAAGGGTCGGTGCTGGTGCAAGATATCAGCTCTTCGGACAGATCGGTCTTGATCACGGTCCCGAGTGGTATCACGCTAAGTTCACAGGTCTCAAGACTACATTTGATGCAAGTGACTTTACAAAGAAGGTATCTGTTTACGGTCCTACAGCTACAGTTGAGACCGATGCAACTATTACAGGTGCAACACTTGATAAGTCTACTGTTGCGGCTGATGATACGGCACAGGTAAGTGTTGCAAGCGTTAATTATAACGTTGAGCCTGCAAGTGCTGCTACACTGTCCTATCTGTGGCAGGTAAGAGCAAAGACAGGCACTGTATGGACTGACCTCACAAGTGCTTATACTGGCTATAATACCTCTACACTTACCGTTAAGGCTGATGATGCTGAGAAGCATTACAGATGTAAGGTAACGGCTACAGGCACAGCTACAGGCACTGTATTCTCGAATGAGTGTACTGTAGAAGCTGCTGACTAATAGTTAAGGAGGGCGGACAACATGACTGACAATGAAAAGCTTGAAATGCTCAAAACAATGGTAGACGAACAGGCTTCAGACAGCGTGTTGTCCGTTTACTTATCTTTAGCAAAACAAATTGTACTTGCGAAAGCTTATCCGTTTGGCGATTATCCCGAGGAATTTCCCTCTAAATACGATTTTGTTCAAGTAAGAATAGCTGAATACCTCTTTTTGAAAAGGGGTGCTGAGGGCGAAATCTCGCACTCTGAGAATGGTGTTTCAAGGACTTATGAAAACGCTGATGTTCCGTATTCACTTCTGAGCAATATAACGCCTTTAGCAAGGGGATTTACACTCACCACAAATACAGGCGGTGATGAATAATGAAGCTGCTTAAAAGGAATTTGAGCACTATTCACTATTGTTTGTATGAGAGGTCAGAGCCGATAATTGACGATGACGGAAACGAAACAGGCGAGGACAGGATAACTTATTCTGAGCCTGTAGAGTTTGAGTGTTCGGTATCGGCAGCGACAGGATATTCCGCAACAGAGATGTTCGGAAATCTTGAAAACTACGATAAGACACTTATAACCGATGATATGCAATGTCCTATAGATGAGCATAGTGTGTTATTTGTGGACAAAGAGCCTGAGTACGATACTGACGGCAGACCGCTTTATGATTACATAGTGCGGAGGGTCGCTAAGTCGATCAATAACATTTCTTTTGCTATCCGAAAGGTTGATGTTACTTGAAGAAAATCAAAGTACCATTAACTCAAAAGGGCATTGATAATCTCATCAAAGAGATAAAGGCTTATCAGAAATGGCTTACAGACTGCACGAAACAATTCATTGATGAACTGGGGAAACAGGGCGTTGATGTAGCTTCGGCAAAGTTTGATAAAGCTGTATATGACGGCTCAAAAGATGTGTCTGTTCACGTTGAAACAAGAGAAAACGGTGTAGCTGTTGTCGCTATCGGACAAAGCGTATTGTTTATCGAGTTCGGAACTGGTGTCCGTTATGCTGACGATCATCCTCAGAAGCCTGCCGGGATAGCAGCTAGGGGAACTTACGGCAAAGGACACGGCAAACAACAGACGTGGGGCTTTTATGGTGAGGATTTAGGTTCAAACGGAAAATTCGCAACTGTGAAAGTCAAAAACGGTGGTATAGCCGAAAAGATACCGCACGTTGTATTGACACACGGAAATCCGGCTAATGCAAGTATGTATAAAACTATCAAGGATATCAAAGAGACATTTTACGAAACAGCAAAGAGGGTGTATGTACGATGACTGAAATGCACGATATCGAAAATGAAGTCTATACAAGGGTGGCTGATACTCTGAGGGCTGCATTTGCTGATATCAACTTATCGGGAACGTATATAAAGACCCCTTCGGCTTTTCCGCACGTTTGTATAACTCAGCAAGATAGCTACATAGTCAAAAGGCTGTGGACTGATACTGAGGAATATGACGATGTTATGTTTGAGATATCCATTTATTCAAATAAGTCTTCGGGTAAGAAGAGCGAATGCAAGGCTATAGCAAGGGAAGTCAACAGGGTAATGACCGCTATGAACTTTCGGAGATTAAGTCTTGTACCAGTTCCAAACCTTGAAGATGCAAGTATCTTTCGTATTGTTGCGAGATATGCGGCAATAACGGACGGAAAAAATATTTACAGGAGGTAATAACTATGGCAATAAGCACATATAAGGTGTTCCTTATGAAAAAGGGGACAGGCGATGCTTACGAAAAGGTCTGCGATATCACATCATTCCCTGATCTTGGAAGTGACCCCGATCTGCTCGAAACAACTACTCTGTCAGACAAGATGAGGACTTACATTCTCGGTCTTCAGAATAATGACGGACTTACATTCGCTACAAACTATGATAAGACTACATACACAGCACTTGCGGCTCTTGAGGGTGTCGATGCTGAGTATTCTGTATGGTTTGGCGGCACTGAGGGAACTAACGGCACTGTAACACCTACAGGCTCGGAAGGCAAGTTCAGTTTCGGAGGTCAGATGTCTTCGCACGTTACAGGCGGTGGAGTTAATGAGGTAGTAGGTATCTCGATGACTATTGCACCGTCAACTGTTATCACTTTCGCTTAATTAAAACCACATTAAAGAATGGAGGTAGTTGCAATGGCAACTAATAAGAAAATCAGAATTAACTATGAGGGTAAGGAGTATACCCTTGAATTTACAAAGAACACAGTCAGATCTATGCAGGCTAACGGCTTTGATATTTCAAAGATAGACACTAGCCCGAATGTAGTTATACCTGATTTGTTTGCAGGAGCATTCAGAAAAAATCACCCTTTTATAAAGGCTGATGTGCTGGCAGATATATATGCCAATCTCAAAGGCAAGGCTGAGCTTATCAGCACACTTGCTGAGATGTATTCTGAACCTGCTATCGGGCTTTTTGAAGACCCCGAGGAAAGCGAAAAAAACGTATCTTGGACGATGGACTAAATCTATCGTCCTTCACACAAACGTCTCGAGGGGCGGCGGCAAATGCCGTCAGCCCCTTATTCTATAGCGAAAAGTTTGAGGAACTATGTCCGTACTATATGAGTTATGGAATGACCTGTGACGAATACTGGAACGGAGATAACTTCTTACCTCGCTACTATCGCAAGGCATATCAGATAAAGCGTGAACAAACTGATAGTGAAGCTTGGCTGCAAGGTCGGTATATATACGATGCACTCTTAGCGGCTTCACCTGTATTCAATGCTTTATCGAAAAAGAAAGAGCCTTTGCCTTATGTAAAACAGCCGTATCTGCAAGACGTTGTTATTCCGAAAGAGGAAACCAAAGAGGAAAAGGAACGTAAGCAAATGCAAACGCAAAGGCAGCTCTTTGAAGCGAAAGTAATTG